AGGGCGCTCGGCCTTGTCATTGGCGGGGCCGTTAGCTCGACCGTGGGCGCGGCGTTCAAGGACGTTGAAGGCCGGGTCAAAAAGCTGAGCGAGCAGGGTAAAAAGGCGCGGGTGCTGCAAAGCACCATTGGCGAAACCATGCGCTTGCGTGATGAATGGAGGAAGGCCCATACCGCGGGCGAAAAGGGCGCCGCTGCGCTTCTTAACCGGCTGGAAAAAAACCTTGGAGTACTGCGCAAGGAAGGCGTAGAGGTTGGGCGACTGGCTAAGGAGTATGACCGGCTGGGCCGCGCCGGGCGCAGTGCTGAGTTGAAATCAAAAGGCTTTGGTCAGATTGATCAAGGCAAGCAGCAGGTGCGCGCCGGGGTGGCACAGGGTGTTGTTACCACAGGGATGGTGGCCGTTACGGCCAAGGTCAGTGCTGATTATCAGGCAATCATCCGCGACATTGCGATCAAGGCCGGGGTAGCCCGTACGGCAGAAGAGTCCAACATGTCGCGCAGCATCATTCAGACCTCGCAAGACGTCGGTATGGGCCGTAACGAAGTGGCCGATGTGGTCAACGAGTTGGTTGGTGCGGGGATGGAGCTTAAGCAGGCGATGGCGTTTGCGCCGGTGGCTGCTAAGTTCGTGATTGGTCAGGGATCCAGTGGTGTCGACACCGCCAAGATGATTCAGGCATTGCAGACTAACGCCTTGATCACCGACCCCAAGGAGCTGGAAAAAGCCTTGGAGGCCGTGGCCTACCAAGGTCAGGCGGGCAGTTTTGAAGCCAGCGACATGGCCCGTTGGTTCCCGCAGTTATTGGCAGGCATGCAGAAACAGGGCATCACGGGCATAGATGCGGTCACGCAACTGGGCTCAATGCTGCAAGTGCAAATGAAAACTGCGGGCACCGCCGATGAAGCGGCCAACAACCTCAAGAACTGGATTGAAAAGATCGGTTCAGGGGATGTGGTCAAGTCTTATAAAGACGCGGGTATTGACTACCAAAAGTCACTCAACACCGGCATTCAGGGCGGCATGTCGACGTTGGAGTCAAGCTTTGGCTTGGCCAAGCGTTACATCGAGGCGACTGACCCAGCTAAAGCCGCGAAAATGGCCGAGGCCACGGCAAAGATCAGTAAGGAAGCAGATCCAGCCAAGGCAAAGGCCATGCTCGATAGCCTTGAGCAAGCGTTGCGCACAGGCGACATTTTTGCCGACATGCAGGTTAAGTCAGCACTCACGGCTTATGTGCAGAACAAAGAACTCTATGAGCAGTTGAAAAAAGAGGCGGCCAGCGCCTCGGGCATTCTCGACCAGAACTTGGCCGAACGGCGCGACACGTCTGCACAGAAGTGGTCTGAGATGTTTCAGGCCGGTAACGATGCGATGCGCAGTGTGGGTGATGCCATTCGCCCGGTGACGGATGCGCTGGCCACAGGGCTGACCACGGTGGTCAAAGGCGTGACCGAGCTATCAGACGAATCACCCAAGCTGGTGATGGGCCTGACGGCCTTAGCCACTGGGGCCAGCGTGATCACAAGTGTCATCGGCGCGCTGAAGATTGGCCGGGGCGTGTTCAATCTGGCGCGGGGTGGGTTAGGCGCACGCGGGGGCAAAGCCGGTGTGCAGTCAGTCTTTGTCACCAACGCCAAAGGCGCGTTAGCGGGTGGCAAGGGGGCGGGTGTTAAGTCTCTGGTCACAGCGGGGCTGGGTGCTTTGCTGAAGCGGCAAGAGGCGGGTGCCGAAGGGTCAGACAGCACACTTGACCCGGTTGAAACCGGGGCTCAGTTGCTCGATGTTATTCGCGAAGCCAAGAACGACGATGCTATGCCGGGGCTGGATCGCACGCAAAAGGTCTTTGTGGTTAACGCCGGAGATATGGGGGGGTTAAATGCCGGTGCAGACCGTCGCGGTCGGGCTCGTCGGGGGCGAGCGGGTTCGCTACGTCCTGCGGCACAGCCACAGATGCCCTCACGGTTGGGCACGCGACTGATGGGCGCTGCTGGGACGCTTGGCAAGGCAGGTAAGTTAGTCCCTGCGGGAACCGTGTTTGAGGCGGGTATCAAGGCTTTTGACACCTACACTACGGCCAAGACTGCTCAAGAAAAGGCCGAGGGCTACAGCGGGGCGGCAGGGGGGCTGGCCGGTTCGCTGGCCGGTGCTGCCGCCGGTGCCGCGATTGGTTCTGTGGTGCCGATTATCGGCACGGCGGTCGGCGGTTTGGTCGGTGCGTTCTTGGGCGGCATTGGTGGCGATGCCGTAGGCGGCATGTTTGGTAAGTCGTCGTTTGCCAAGTCACTGTTTGGCAGCGATTCAGAGCCGGGTGACGTGGTGCGCTCGATGTCGGCACAGACGGGCAGAACGCAAGCCCCGTCGCCCTTAAAGCTCAAGCCAGAAACCAAGCCCGCCACGGTCGAGCAGAGCATCAGCTTTGCCCCGCATATGCCCATCACCATTCAGGGTGACGTTAAAGACCCTGACGAGCTTATGCGCAAGCTTCAGCCGATGATGCAAGGCCAGTTGCAAGACTTCGCCCGGCAGATGGAAGACAACGCCCGGCGGGCTAACGATCGCAAGCTGTATGACATTCCACACATTTAGCAGGCGGTGATATGGCCTATATGGAACAGATGCAAAATGCCGCCAGTTACTTGGCCTCGGCCGGGGAGGCTGGGCGTAAAAGTATTGATGGGGTGCTGGGGCCAGTTAACGGGGCTATCAGTGAAATGAGCGGGGCGGCCTCAGAACTTGAGTCGCTGCCGTTCGTGGGGCCGATCGTCGGTGAAAAGCTTCAACGAGTGATGCGTACCGTCAACGCCGCACAGGCCAAGGTTGGCCAAGTAGTCGCGGTCTACAGCCAAGCCACGCGCGCGGTGTCGCAGGTTAAAGAGCGTTTAGGTGTGCTGGGCGAGCAGGCTGAGCGGGCTAAAAATGCAATCAACAAGATTGCAGGCAAGCTCAGCCCGGCCTTGGGCAACATCTTACCGACCAGTGTTTTTGCCACTGATACCACCCCGGCGGTTGAGGCGGTGAAACCGTTCCCGCACCTATTGATCATGCAGCCGCACAAGCATGAAGCCCCGCCTTATTACTTCAACCTCGACACGGCAGCCTTTGACGAGTTGAGTCGACAAAGCGGTTTCCGTTGGGCCTCGCAAGAGCGCCTAACGCGTCGGCCTGCTCAGCAATCGGTGGGCATGGGTGAGGAAAAGCTGACGCTTAAGGGGTCGATTTTTCCGGGCCACCGAGGCGGGCTTAAGCAACTGGATACCCTGCGCAGCATTGGCGCGTTGTTATTGCCGATGGGGCTAACCACGGGGTATGGCCATGTGCTGGGCGATTGGTGTTTGACCTCAATCAACGAAGATCAAAGCGCCTTGCTGCAAGGCGGCATCCCGCGCAAGCAAGGCTTTACTCTGGAGTTTGTGCGCTATGGCGAAGACATGCAGAACGCTTGACGGCGACAAGCTTTACACGATTTGCCACAACGCCTATGGCCACCTTAACGGCAGTGTGGAAGCGGTGCTGGAAGCCAACCCCGGACTAGCCGCCGAGCCTGAGCCGTATCGCGGAGGGATGTTGATTGTGTTGCCGGACGTGGCGCTGGCCAGCGATGAACAAGCCGTCCAGCTCTGGAGCTAAGCGTTACGCGTAACGCGCCTTAAAACCTAAGCCTCGCCTGTGCGGGGCTTTTTGTTGGGACTGGATATGACGCCTATGTTTCGTATCGTTGCCGATGGCAGCGACATTACCCGCATGATCAACGATCGGCTGTTGTTGCTGCGTACCTCGGACAAGCCCGGAATGGAATCTGACGACTTTGAGTTGCGCATAGACGACCGCGACAGCGCCGTGACGCTGCCTTCGCGTGGGGCCAGCATTGAGATTTATCTAGGCTATGCCGGGTCGACCTTATCCCGAGAGGGGCGCTATGTGGTGGACGAGGTCGAGGTGTCCGGCCCACCGGATACCGTGGTGATACGCGGCAAGGCTAGCGACATGCGCGGCAGCGGTAAGACCACCCGTAGCGGTAGCTGGGAAGGTGAAAGCTTGGCCGCCATCGTCAGCACCGTGGCGCGGTGTAACGGCTGGGAGCCAGCGTGTACGGTGGCGACGATCGTAGCCCGAGCTGACCAGTTGGGCGAATCAGACTTCAACTTTATTACCCGCTTGGCGCGGCAGCACGACTGCACAGCCAAGGTCGCGAACGGCAAGTTAATCGTCATGCCACGTCAGGGCGGTGTCACGGCCAGCGGCAAGACACTGGGCGTCGTAACGATCAACAAATCGGACGTGAGCCGCTACAGCTTTCGGCTGGGTGATCGTTCGACCCACAAGGCCGTGAGCGCCCAGTATCAGGACAAGGCCACCGGCAAGCTAAAGGTGATCAACCTGAACAACGACGACGCCCCGGACGGTCTACCGCCGGTGCATACCGATCGGCATATTCACTCGAACAAGACCGCCGCCGAGCAGGCAGTTAAGGCGCGTCTAGCGGCATTCAACCGCTCGACCGCCGGTGTGCGTTTGGAAATGCCGGGGCGTTCTGACTTGTTCGCCGAGCGAATGATCAACGCCCAAGGCTTTAAAAACGGGCTCGACGGCGAATACCTAGTGGACTCGCGTGAGCAAGTGTTTACGCAATCAGGCTGGTCAACAACGATCGAGTGCAACGCAGGTAAGAAGGGCAAGGCGAAGGCCAAAGGTAAGAAACCGGAGAAGACCTTAAAAGTCATTCAGCTCTAACTTGAACACACCCACCCCGGCCCGCCTAGTGCGGGCTTTTTCGTAAGGGCAATGTATGTCGATTACCCAACAACAACTCCTACAGATCCTCCCTAACTCCGGCCAAGTTGCCGGCGTTTTTGTGCCGGTTCTTAATGCCGCGATGGTGCGTTACCAAATCATTGGCCCCAAGCGCGCTGCCGCCTTTATCGCGCAGATTGGCCACGAGTCTGGCCAGCTCAAGTACGTGAGAGAAATATGGGGCCCAACGGCCGCCCAAGCCAAGTACGAAGGGCGTAAAGACCTTGGTAACACCGTTGCCGGCGACGGCTCCAAGTACCGAGGGCGCGGCCTGATCCAGATTACCGGCCGGGCCAACTACATGGCGTGCGGCGAGGCGCTAAGCCTTGACCTGATCAAGCAGCCCGAACTATTGGAAAAGCCACAGCATGCGTGCCTGTCGGCGGCGTGGTTTTGGGCATCTAAGGGGCTAAACACGCTGGCTGATGCGGGTCAGTTCGACAAGATCACCCAGCGAATCAACGGCGGCCAGAACGGCGCGGCCGATCGTCAGACGCTGTATGCGCGAGCGCTGAAGGTGTTGTCGTGAAGCTTGACGCGGTGAAGTGGGGTGGGGCGCTGCTAATCATCTTGGCCCTCATGACGGGTAGCGCGTGGGCCGCTTGGGCGTGGCAAGCCAATGCCTAGGGCAAGCAACTGGCCAACAAAGAGGCTGAATACCAAACCGAGCGTACCGAGCTGGCCAACGCCACCTCCGCGCAAATCTTAGCTGAGCAGGGCAAGCGCCTCGCTCTGGAGCAATGGCTGGCAGCCAGCGACCAAGCCCATTACCGAGCCTTAACCGATGAAAAAACCAATCAAACACGTCTGCGTGATCGCCTTGCTACTGCTGACTTGCGGCTGTCAGTCCTACTCGACGCAACCGCCGCAACGGGTTGTGACGCAATGCAGCCCCCCACCGGCACCGGCGGCGTGGTTCATGCAGCCCGTAGAGCCCAACTTGACCCAGCGCATGCTCAACGAATTATCGGAATCACCGGCGACGGCGATCAAGGACTGATCGCGCTGCAAGCCTGTCAGGCTTATGCCAAAGAAGTCTCAGACACGAAATAAAAGGAGCGGCCGAAGCTGGATGCGTCAACATCCAGCCCGGCCACCAAACCCGCAGATCTGTCCTGCAAGCCCAGTCAAGGCTCCTGCTCTGTGCACAAAGCGGAGTGAGCCTAACACCTGTTTATCCATACAGTAAAGGTCTTGCAAATTATGTCTTCCCCTATCATCCCTTGGATGGGCGGCAAACGCCGTCTCGCCGACCGCCTTATCCCCCTGTTCCCACCCCACGAATGCTACGTCGAAGTCTTCGCCGGGGGCGGGGCGCTCTACTTCCTGCGCCCACAGCCTGCTCCAGTTGAAGTGCTTAA